AAAGAGCTTAAAAAGAAAGAACAATTCATTCCAAAAACTGTGGACACAACTCCTAGTGTCGTTACTCCTATTGACGCAGTTCCCCTAAAAAAATTAAGTAAAAAAGATTTAATAAATGACGAACAATACTATAATGATGTATTACAGTATAGAGAAGATAGATTTGGTACTGATAAAAAAGAAGGCACTAACAATCTATTGTTTGGTTTTATAAAAGGTGAATTAAATCAAGAAAATTTAGTAGATGACTTTTTAGATCATTACAGATTTATGACAGGTAATGAAGTGGATGCTGCACAAGAATTAGATTGGTTAAAAGGCTTAAAAAAGAAAGAAGAGTTAGCTTTACAAAATGCTAAAAATGCAAAAGTTCCAAATGAAGAAACAAGATATTTGGATGAAGCAAAAAAGTTTTCTGATATGCGAAAAAGAGCAGCTAGAATTTATTCAAAGACTTTGCAACTAGGAGATTTAACTGATTCAAAAAGATATGAAGGTATGTCTGTGTATGAGAAAGTCGCAGACGTAGTTGACACTGTTGGTGGTCACGTAGCAGCAGGTATATCCTCTCCCTTAACAATAGTTTCTGTAGGTGCAGGTAAAAAAATTGCAACAGAGTTAGCAAAGAGAACAGGCATAGGAACTGTATCTCAAGTATTATTAGCTGCTGCGACAACTGCTCCAATAGATGCTACTCAAGCAGGTGTAGTAGACGTGCTCATTCAAGGCTCTGAAATAGAGATGGGTATAAGAAAAGACTATGATGCTAAAAGAACTGCAACTGTTGCAGGTGTATCAGGTGTGATATCAGGAACTTTGTCAGGTGTAGGACAAAGACTGTCACTTAGAAAGGGTTCAGGTCTAACTGAAGAGGGTATAGAAACTGCAGTAAAAAAAGTAAAAGCAGAACAACAAAAAGTTGCACAAAGAAAAATAAAAGAGATTGGGGATCAATCAAGAGAGTTCTCTGATAGCTTTGCCAAAGATGTAGAGAAGACTTTTGGTAAAAAGGCAGTTGTTAGAGATGCTAGTGGTAAAGTTGTTAATATCAACGAAGATGTTATCAAACAGGCAGGTAGAGAAAAAATAGAGGCTCTAGATGCCACTTTATTAAAAGAGAAACAACAACCTATAGATATTCTTGAACCTGCTTTAGATTTTAACACCTTTCAAAGAGTTTTAGCAGGTGTGTCAGAAATATTTGTAGATGGTAAAAATAGAATAGATGACTTCATAGACATGGACAAAGCAGGTGTTATGCAAACCATAGGTAAAGAAGATTTTATAGCAACTGCAAGAGCTTCTGTAACAAATGCACTCAGACCCTTAGGTAAAGATGAAATGATTAGCTCTAGAGTGTTTGAGGTCATTTTTAATGATTATGTTAAAAAAGATTCTATTTATGAAATATTAGCAAAGTATGGTGTTACACATAAAGATTTCTCTGCCATGATGTTATCACATATAAGTAGAGCAGGACAAACACTTGCAGAGGTATCTAAGTTACCTAGAAATTTAGCTAGAGGTAACAAGATAAAAACTGCAGATGAGATTGATGAGGATATATCAAACACTGTAACATCAAATTCTTACAATAATCTGTATTATAGATTAGAAAATATACGTAGGGGTACATTAGTTTCAGGTATAGCGACTGCAGTGCGAAACGGATTAGCACAGTTTCCAAGAGCAGGTATTGATACTCTTGGTTATTTGTTTGAAACAGTATTTAATCCAAGTAAAAGACAAGGAATGAAAGCTACATTTTCTCAGTTAAAGTACACTTTTGCTAACACAGGTGATGCTGTTTCTATATCTAATGCTATACTAAAAAACTTTGATGTTCAAACTAGAAGGATGTGGAATCAATATAGTGAGGTTGGACATGGTTTAAGAAAAAGAAATCCTAATCAACATGCAGTATCTAATATAGATGTAAAGAAAAAAACAAAAGCACCTAAAGGTTTAGATATACAAAAAGAAAGATTTAGTGTTCTTGATAAATGGGAAAACTTAATACATACATTTAACGTATTCAATAGATTTCAAGAGTCTGTATTTAGAAGAGGTGCATTTACTGCATCTATTGACAGACAACTAGCAGAAAAAGGAGAAAACTTAGTACAAAGAATGGAGGATGGAACTTTCATGAGATACTTAGATGAGGATATTGTAAAAAAAGCAGTTGATGACGCTTTAGATTTTACCTTTGCATCTAATCCTGAGTTTCCTTTATTCAGAAAATTAAATAGATTACTAACAGAGTACGGAACATTAGCTATACCATTCCCTAGATTTATGTTCAAAGCCATGGAAATGACTTACAATTATAGTCCTGTTGGATTAAATCACAGTCTTCTAAAACTAATATCAAGAAAAGTAACAGGTAAAGGATTTACTAAAGCTGAAAAAGATAGAGAGTTTAAAAGAGTGGCACAGGCTCTTTCTTCTGCTCCCTTAATATATTTAGGCTATATTTTACGTGATCCTGAAAATGGTGTAGCAGGCACTGATTGGTATAAAATTCAAGATGGTAAAGGTAACGAAATAGATACTAGAGTGTATGGTCCTATCATAACTCCTTACTTATTATTAGGTGAATATTTTCATAGAATGGATGGAGAGGGTAGAAGTTTTGGTTTTAAAGATTTTGTAGAGGGATTAACAGGTGCTAACTTTAGAAATATAAGATCTTTTGATAAGACTATAGCAGAACTTCTTGACTCTTTACAAGGAGAAGAATTTTCTGATATTAATAACTATGCTGCCGCTGCAGGTAAAACTATAGGTGAGGCAGCCACAGGTTATGGACAGTTTCTTTTGCAGTTTGGTGATTTTAGATTTGATTCTGATAGAAGACGAGATTACAGAGAAAATCCAATATATGAAGATGGTACAGATGCTTTCTTAAAAGAGTTGTCTCTACCTTTTAAAAGAAGAATAGATGCTTTTACAGATGACCCAACAAAACCTTTTGCAAGAGACCCTAGAATTACAGACATACCTGAAAGAGTTTTACCTTTTATGAAAGTTTTATTTGGTGCTACTTTAAATAGAACACCACCTGATTACATATTAGAATTAGGTCTTATGGGTTTTGATTATGCCACATTCATGGCTAAAACACCAATGGCAGACATAAATAGACTAGCAAATAAAAAGACTGCAGAACTTTTGCAAGAAGAAATGGCATTGTATTTAGATCAATTAAAAGCAAACCCTGACTTTCAAACTGTTCAAGAAGATGGAACTATGAAATATGATAGGAGTAAGGCTAGAGGTAATATAGATTCTTATGTAAAAAGTATAAAGAAACAAGCTCTAGCAGAAGCTAAAGCAGAATTAGGTGATATGACAACATTAGAGGGTCTGTTATTAAGATATAGAGGTATAAATCCTGATGCTAGAATCTCTGCAGAAAAATTATTTGCAGATATAAAAGCAAAAAGATTAATGAAAAAATACTCAAGCACTTTCCCTATGACAAAGGAAGACCTTGAGCCTGATTTTAGTAATTATGATGATTTGTTTGATTTATATAATATAGCTAGAAATACAAGCACTATGGGTGATAAGTTAAGAAAGCTATCACCTTCTAAACAAAAAAGATTACTAACCACTAAATAAAGAACGCATGATACCCATGGCTAATGAAGCACATGCTACCCCATTCACTGTAAGCAATGCTCTATCATGCCATAGGTATGCCATGCCTGTTAGTAGTCCTGTACCTATACACGATGCTACTAAATCGTAAAAAGGTAACACACCTGCAGACCTGCAGATGATACCTGACATAATCAAGAGTGAACCTGACCATTTTAGATACCATGACAAGTCATGTACAGGTGTAATCTTATTAACGAGTGTCTCCTGAACCTTGTAACTTTCCTCTTTGTTTTCTGTCATTAAGTTTCTCCAAATTGTTTTCCATTATCTTTCCAAGACTGACACCCACTTCAGATGCTAACATGGCACAATACCACAACACATCTCCAACTTCAGATGCTACATCTGACTCTGTTCCGTCACGAATAAGTTTCTTTACCTTACCTGCAACTTCACCTGCTTCGCTAACAAGACCAAGTGAAAGATAGGGTAGTGCTTCCTTCTTTGGATATATTGCAGTTTCCCTTGCCTTTCTTTGATACTCATCTGCAGTCATCATACTCTTGTTATGCAACTGCATGAACTTCTTGGCTTCTTCTTCTAGCTTCTTCACGTTTTACCCTCTCCAAATTTTTAAAATATGCAAAGTTATAACCTCTTTGCCATTCCCTATGTTGCATTGTATTTGGGTTGTAGGGACTTACTGTAGCTATTATTTTATTTTTATTTACAGTCTGTATATACTGTTTACCTTTGAATGCATTTACCCCACGCTCAAACTGAATACGTAAGGGTGCATCATATTTACTTAGATTTGGATTCCTTTTTTTCTTCAATTTCATTGGCTTGTCTCCTTTCTAAATATTTAATTATCATTGATAGTCTGTCATCATACTTACCAATCTCTCCTATCTCTTTATCCATAGCTTCTACTATATCAGAGTGCTCTCCAATACCTGTAGACTTACTTAGATAGATTTCAACATTGGCAATATGTTTGTTAATGTGTCCTACATAATAGGATTTCAAAGCCGATAATAACATCTCTCTCATTTTAGTCTCCTTTCTTTACTTTGCTTCTATGTCTACGATCTCACAAGCACCTGCAGTACAAGCAAGTTCTTTGCTTCCACTTGTAGTATCTTCTTTCTCGTAATCTCTTAACTTTCTCCAATCTATAGCAGTTGGCATGAGCTTTGTCAAATTATTGTACTCTTCTTCATCTATATCTTGATAAGGAGCTTGTTTGTACGTGTGTTCACTAAAAGGTAAAAATGATATACCTGATACTTCATCAAAGTTATCATAAACCCATGAGCCAACTCTCATCCACTCGTGCTCTTTTACAGATATAGTTACAGAGGGTTTATGTTCACACCAATGTCTCTGAAACACAAGCCAATAGTTTAACTGTTCTATAGCAGTCATCTCAGTTCTAGTGATAGCACCTGATGGTGATTTCATAGGAAAGCTAAACACAGTTGTGCTATCAGGCTTCATGACATCAGGCTCTGCAGGAATACCACTATCCTTCATAAACTGTGTAAGTGGATCTTTGTTGTCACCACGAACAGTTCTAATGTAAAAAGGGTTGTGTCTTGCATGTATACCTGACGCACTGTCAACTAATTGACTAACTGTACCACTAGGTTTGATACACGTTATAGCAGTTGATTGTGGGATATTTAAATCTTTAGCTATTTTTTTATTAGTCTCTACTGCGACTGTTCTTAATATTTCTAAATTGGACTCTATATTACTATTATTAGGGGATAAAACAGGGCAATCAAGTATACCTGTTAATGATACACCTAATAATCTTTCGTCTTCTGTGTTCTCTTTCCACACTTTTCTAAGATACTTAAATTTAGTAAGTGTAGATTGAAATGTACCAAGAATAGTAGATAGTCTAACTTTCTCTTTTAGTTTTTCTATATCATCTGTCTCTCTACAAACAACCTCTGTAAGATTACAAAACTGATAGGGTCTAAGTATAATCTCACTACATGGGTTACACCCAAACTCATAATCAGTTTCTCGTCTGCCATTCTCTGATGCTTTTACTTTAGCAGACTGACGATTAAAGATACCACGTTCACCTGATTTAGATTCATACAAAGATGTCCACTCTCGCATGAATGTACCCATCTCAGGCTTACCTTTAAATGCGACAGAGTTGTTGGCAAGTGCTCTTTGCCCTTCATTCTCCCACCATTGACCTGACTTAGCGTGTCTCATTTGGTCATCGCCTAAGTTAGACAAAGAGATGAGAGCAGAACGTCTGACACCACCAACAACCACGACTTCTCCTATCTTGCACATGATATCATGGCATTCTATAGGAAACAGTCTTCTGCCTTTTGCTCCTGTAAACTTTTCAATACAAAACTGAAATAGCTCTTCCAAAGGAGCAGGACCTGATGCTCTACCACCAAAAGTTTTTAGTCTAGCACCTGCAGGTCTAACCTGTGAAGTGTCCCAAGTTGGGACTTGTCCAACATATAACATAGCTATGAGTTCTCGTAAGGCTCTTGCCCAACCTTGTCTGCTATCATCTACTTTGATTGTTGTAGTGCTATTCTCAAAGTGTTCATTTACTACAGGTAACTTGTCAACATTCTCTCTTTCAACAGAGAAGCCAACACCTGTACCACACATGAGAATGTACATACACTCATCAAAGCTACGTGGACTATCCACAGGTATGTAACTGCAGTTGTAACCTGCTACATGACATCTATCCAAAGCTACACCTGATGTCATCAAAGCTCTCATGCTAGGCATAATACCTAAAGACATGATAGCATTTGACAACTTTTCTTGTAATGCTTTTGTAATCGTATAGTTATGATTCTTTTTAAGATGGTCATTCATGTAGTCAAAATATCTGTCTACAGTTTCAATCCATGTCTCTCTTCTTTGCTCGTCTTCTTTCCATCTAGCATATCTAGAGAGAGCAATAAAATTCTGATAATCAGTTGGTAAATAGTTTTGCATTTAAATCTCCTCGCTTACTGCTCTTATGTGCTTTATTTTTATGCCTGATATATCGTGTATATAATCTTGCATATAATCCTGTATCTCCTCTTCTACTCTACCATCTGCAGGAACAGGGTATTCTTCAGGATCAACTTCTAATGTCATCATAATTTTAACTTTTATCTTCATCTTCAACAACATCTATTAATTCATTGAGATACCATTGTGCTTTATATAAATCTTCTACACCATTCTTGTACCTGTATCTCCATAGGTACTTCATTATATTACCCTGTAAGTAATATTCAAAACCTTCATTAGTCATTGCTTTTATAGCCTGTATAGTTTCTATACCTGCTTTATTGTAGTGGGGTGGATGATTAACCATATCCATAGTTTGTTTATGATCTGATTGTTCCTCTGCTTGTTTGTTTCTCATTTTCATATACTCCAAATGTCTCATTGTTTACGCTCTATTGTACGTTCAAAGTTAACTTTTATCACGTTATCAGTTACATTGTCAATAGGCAGAGACTCTTTGATATCTTTTATTTCAGGTGTATTTAAAAAATCTTCAACTGCGTTTCTTACCTTTTCACTATCTTCCATCATTGTAATACCTGCACACACCATCTGACAAAGATGTTGCAAACCCCAAAAGCTATCATCATCTATGTTTGCTCGTCTAGCTTGTATGGCAAGTTGATATTTACCATCCCACTGACCTTTCTCATCAATAGATGGTATTACTTCTATAAAAAAATGGTTTCCTCTGTTATTGTAATGTGTCATATTATCTCCTTACTTTTTTGCCAACAAACTTTATGAAAGATAGGTGTTTGTTTTTACCTTTTTCTTTTAACCAATCTTCAGGTATTATTCTGTCGTAATATCTAAACTTGTGTTTTATACACCATTGTGCATAAGAAGTTTTAGAACCCTTATACAACTTAACTTTACTATTTGTAAACACAAACCTAATATCTAGTTTAGGATGTTGCTTTTGTATTGCCAAATGTTTACGTCTATCAGAAGCTAGAAACCTTCCTTTTGTTTCTATAATCAAGCCATTGTCTAAGATGAAGTCAGGGGTATAGGTGCGATAGGCTAAGTCTTCCCATTCTATCTTAATAGATTCATAAGAAAATTTAAACTTATTCTCTTTCAAGTAGATAGATAGCTTGTGCTCTAATCCACTCCTATACCCATGCTTGATAGCATTTCTACGTTCTCTATGTGGAGACACTAGAGTAGTCTTCTCCAACCTGTGAACGGATTGAACTCATAAGAATCATGAGAATAAGTAACACCAAGAGCTTTCATCTCTTCTTTTACTGCTTCGTCTGCTAACTTCTTAGCTTCCATAGCTTCT